CCTGTGTCTCATCACCTTAACCAGCGGTTGCCAGTAAGTTTATTCAGTCACTCCCATGTTGCGTCCAACAAATATACTATAGTGTATGTTGCTACAGTTGTCAAGCTTTTAATTTAATGTTATAATATGTAAATATTTGGACGCTAAATAAAGCTATATCAATAGGTACATTTACAGATGAAAAAACTATTACCTATATTATTGTTAGCGGGTTTTAGTTCACCTGCATTTGCGGATATTACACATAAACTCAGTTCAAGTATTCAATTACAAGTGAATGCAGCTGCAACACAGGTTGAAAGAATCGGAAGTTCATACTCTGTTTCTGGAAATGGTGTTGATACAACAGATGGTACAACTGTTAACACAGTTTCTGCAGGAACAATCACAAGTGGTGTTATGGCACCAGGTACTATAGCAGCTACCCAAGACGTTCCAGGTGCAAGTTTCAGCTATAGCCAAACCTACATTCAAGGTGATGCAGTATCACAATCTGCACCATCAGTCGGTGCTGTAAGTAACTTCTCAGACCAAGTATCAACAGCTGCAGGAACAGCTGGTGATTTAGCTGGTACAATCACAACAGCAGGAGTTATGACAATAACAGCTGGCGGAGCTGGTACTGTGGCGACTGGCCAATTCGTCAATGAGTTGACCGTTCAATGATGAGTAATGAAGAGATTACTTGCGATTGTTGTGGGTGTGTCTGCCCTTGCGAGTGCGAGGACTGTGAATGCTGTTCCTGTGGTTCCTAATTTTACCCAGGGCTCAATGACCAGCAACACGGAGACAACATCTACCGTAACTGAAACAATTAATTCAATGAATTATGATACTGGATATCAATATGTGATAACTGGTACAAATATATCCCACGATGGGGGTACTATTTCTGCTCCTAATACAACAGGAAATAGTAATACATTAAATGGAGTGACTTCAACATGGACGAACTTGGATCTAAGCAACAAACCAAACTTTACGATAACAACGCCAGGAGATGCCTTTCAATTCACAGAAAGCTATTCTGGACCAGGTCTTTCAAATCATACAATAATACAGAGAACCACAACTATACAAAGCGTAACAAATACAACAAGCACCTTCTCAAACTGATTTCGATCTGTTTATTAGGAACTGCATCACCTACATTTGCGAGTGATATAGGTGGTGTTTCTGCAACAGCAAATCCAGTGGCAAACAGTTCTGGAAGCGTCACAAATCAAGCTATACAGGTTTTACAAGGTCCGTATATAACGAATACTTATGGAAATGGCATACAGTGTCAAGGTCCTACCATGAACGTTACACCGTTCTTAACAGGTAATATCGCCATCAAACGTCCTTATGAAGATTATTGGCAAGATCCAGTATACAATAACGTAGATGCAAATAATGATGATGTACCAGATAATCCAGGTGAGATATTATATTATAAACCAGTAAGAACAGCACAGAAAGATAGTAGCACAGTATCATTAGGTGTATCTGCTACTTGGTCAAAACCTTTAGATAAGGAATTACAGCAACAATGTAAAGATGCAGCTGCAGCAAACATTGCATTAATGAATCAGTCAGTGGCAAATAAAAGATTAGACTTTGAGATTGCAAGATTGAAAAACTGTGGTGAATTAATGAAAGCTGGCATCATGTTCCACAAAAATTCACCATACTTTAAAGTATGTGCTGACGTTGTGTTAGTTAATCCACCAGGTGTTGTTGCAGAGCATAATCATACAATCGAACATAAACCATTACCAACTATAATACCTAATGGCAAAGCAAGTGATCTAAAGGAGATTTCAATTGGCGGAAATTAAATTTGAAAAACAATTTGGCAAGGGTGTAGATCCTTGGTATGCAAAGGCAGAGAGATGGGCTAAGAAGCAACGCTTCCCTATCTCTTTTTTATTGCTTGGTGTTATCGAGTGGTTGAAAAATAAATGGATTGATGTTAAAATATATAATACAATGCGTGACGTAGATCGTCAGGCAGATGCAATCAAAAAGATCTGGGAAGAAGATGACAGAACAGAACCGAACATCGTGGAGACAGGAGTATTTGGAGATGAAGGCTGGTCTATCGAAATTTCAAATCCAGTTGTTGAAAGAGGGACCTCATCAACTAGCACAGGCATGGTTACTGGGAGCGATGCATCAGGATTACAAGAAGATGAAGGGGATAAAGGAACCGCCCAGTAGAGAATCGGGATACCAGACATCATTGAAGGAGTGGTTTCAGAACAACACTTGACTAAATAGTTATGTCATGTTATCATGACATTACGTTCAGTCTGATACATTCAGACCGCAAGTAAGCCGACTCGGAACGGGTACGTTCATCTCCATGCCAGTACTTTTTTACCTATCTTTATTGGCATCACATGAACCAGTCCATTGGACTATTAAATGTGATCAGTGGTCAGAACTCGCTGTTGAAGTTATGCAAGATGAATATCTTGACGACAGAAGCAAGTCAGATCTGATTAACTATTTTGCTACCAAGGTAGAAGAAGAATGTTTTGAGGACGCAAAAGCCGACTGAAGGAACGGATGTAAAAAGTCCAATTACTTTAGGAGAACCCAAATGGCACAGGTTACATACCGTGGTGTTGCTTATGACACCAACAGAGCAAAATCTCAGCAATCAAACAAGGTCGAATTAGTTTACCGTGGTGTAAAACTAAACAAAGATCTTACAACTGCGAAGTAATGGAAGTACTATGGATCAGTGCTGCATCAGCACTATTCATGACCATTATCTACGCTGAGACTTTAATCCTTTATAAGGATGCTTAACTCTCTCCCCGACTACATAATGTAATCGGGGATTTTTTATGCAACGAAGTAGATTAAAACAGTTAATAACAGATTTAGAAGACCTCCTGGCAGAGATAAAATCGGAGGTATACGCAGACGCAAGTGCATATATTGACAGTAATGGAGAACAGTGGTATAGTGGTGACGATGATGACGGGTACGCAGATTGAAAATTAGTATCGTAGGTGCAGGTAACGCAGGTTGTTTCACCGCCCTATACTTATCATGGTATGCAAAAGAATTAGAAGTAGAGTTAATACATAACCCCGACATATCACCAGTATCAGTAGGACAAGGAACTATACCAGGTGCGTTAGAACTATTACATAACACCACAAAATTTAATTGGTATGACAACAAAGTACATGCCACACCCAAAACAGGATTTTTATATGAGGGATGGGGTAAGGTAAATGATACTGTCATGCATCCATTTCCTGCAGAGAATATGGCTATGCATTTTTGTCCCCATGAAATGCAAGACTACATTCTTAACTCAGGTAGATTCAAAGTAGTAGAAGGTGATGTAGATCCTAAGGATGTAGATGCTGATTATGTTATTGATGCTAGAGGTGGCAAACCAGATAACAGTATTAAATTATCAAGTCCTGTTAACGCTGCTGTTCTTGGTAAACCTAAATGGGATACTAAGGATGCACTGTGGACTAGAGGAGTAGCAACACCTGATGGGTGGACGTTTGTTATACCTATGCATACATCATCTCCTTCTCATAATGAATCGGTTGGGTACATTTACAATAATGAAATTACAAATACATCTGAAGCAGAAAAAAATTTCGGGCAAATTTTTGACGTAGAGGTCACCAGACATTTAACATTTGAATCCTACATGGCACGTGAACCTATCATAGATGATAGGATATTTTTACAAGGTAATAGATTATTTTTCTTAGAACCATTAGAGAGCACTGCCACCGAAGCATATCTCCACTGGACAAAAGAGATCTATGGTGCTATAATAAATGGTACGACACCTAACATCAAGAAGTATCTTAGAAGAGTGCAAAGATTTATTCTATGGCACTATCAGTTTGGATCTAAGTATGACACACCCTTCTGGGACTATGCAAAAACAATAATTGATACTGACGATTCATTTAATAAATTCTTATATGCTTCTGAACAAATGAGTTGGGATCAGGCTATTGGTAACATTAAATATGGTTACGCACAGTGGCCACCATTTAGTTTTAAATATTGGGCAGAAGGCATGACCCTATATAAAGGAGAATGAAAATGATTACATGGCTGAAGAAGGAGTTTACGAAAACCCCTGGCTATATGAGGGTAAACCTTTCACTACTGATGATATTGGCGACTTCTTCGGTTTCGTCTACCGC